ACTAATCGAAGGTCTTCTACGACCGACGAAGCCGTGATCAATGACTTCATGACATTTGAGCAACCCGATTTCAAAATACCTAGAGACGAACATTTTCGTATAGGAGTTGAGACAACTAGAGTGATGTTTCTACCAAAGAAAACACTTTACCCAGTTTCATTCCCAGATCTAAGGTACTACCCCTGGAATCTAAGGCCAAATGCTGAGGCACCCTGGAACTTGGACAACTTTAAGTTCAAACCTTCCTTTCGAGACCTTGACAATGAGTCAGAGTCCCCGAAACTTCAAGAACACATTGAGAAATTGTCGTACTGGATCTCAGACGAGAAAATAAGTGTCAATGATTACCTAAGGAACAAACACGCCTTCGGATTAATTAATGATGACTTTCATTCCTTTCACAATCTTTACAATGAAATATTCCAATATAACAGATCTCTTGTTCATTTTATCAAAGATGGTTTAACACCATTTTGGAATGATGACACCCCTGTCCCATATTACTGGAACACACTACACGCACGTTCACACGTCGTTGCAAGTGATGAGCCAGATAAGATACGAGCTGTATTCGGAGCCACAAAATTACTTTTGATGGTCGAAAACATGTTCATATGGAATTTGCAGGCCACCTATCTTAACGAAGATGGAGTTGGCAGGCTACTTTGGGGACGAGAGACTATCCGCGGTGGATGGAGAAAGCTATTCTCTGAAGTTCATGAAAACGGAACCCCCAACTCATATTTATCACTTGATTGGTCACAATTCGACAAGCGACTTTTGTTCGAATTGATTGATGAAGTACATGTGATTTGGCGTTCGTATTATGATTTCAGCAGGTATCAAGCCACTTCTTTTTATCCAAACGCAAGCACAGACCCAGAGAGAATCGAGAGACTATGGAAATGGATGTGTCACTCAATTAAACACACACCAATTCTACTCCCTAATGGACACCTTTACAAATGGACCAGAAATGGATTCGGATCAGGATATCAGCAAACACAGTTGATGGACTCATTCGGAAATACGATCATGAATCTCACTAATATGTCAGCGCTTGGAGTTAATGTTCAACACAAAGACTTCTGGATTAGAGTACAAGGAGACGATTCACTAATCGCCTTCTATGAGCAAATGTATGTAATATATGGACCGCACTTCCTAACGATGTTAGAGAATGCTTCATTATATTATTTTAACGCTAAACTGAGCAGTAAGAAATCACAATTCTCAAACAGACTAAGTGATATGTCAGTCTTAAGCTTTTACAACTCATACGGTTTACCTTATCGCAAAGATGAGGACCTACTCAGACATCTAATGTTCCCTGAAACACCTGGACCACAAGAACAATTACTTGCAGCAGCAATAGGATTAGCCTATTCAGCTTGCGGTTGTTCACCAAGATTCCACTCACTATGTGAGTACATAAAAGAGAAACTTGAGTCCAAAGGAAAGAGAGCAGACCCTAGAAGTCTAAGATGGATGGTTAGAGCTAGAATCTTCGAAGATGAAGATATTCAACAAATGCTTCTACAACCACTCCCATCACAAATGGAAATGCGTGCCAATGCTTGGCAACACACTCCACGAACTATAACCCAAAAAGAAAGGCTATGGCCTACTGAACCTGGACCCAGAGAAAGATTCTTCTTTCTACCAATGGTTTGAGTCGCCGTCTTTTTTTAACCAACTTTATTTTTTGT